ACGTTCCATCCTGACGTTCAGGTTCAGCTTCGTGCTCACAAAGAGAAGGCTGACAAGGAGTACACCGACAGTACTGACGTAACGGTGTTCACTCAGATCAGGCTTGAAGACGATGGCAAGTTTCACGTCAAGCAAGAAGCTGGTTGCGTTGAGCTTGACACTGATGGTGCTAGCTGGCCCCGGCAGACGTTGCCGTGGATACCGCTGACGTGGACGCTTGTTCGTGGTGAAGACTACGGACGTGGCCTCGTTGAGGACTACGCTGGTGCGTTCCATGCTATCGAGGTTCTAACGCAATCGCTTATCAACCTCGCTGGTGTGATGGGCGACCTGAAGTTCTTGGTGAACCCGGCATCGCTTGTCGATGTCGATGCACTGAACAAGTCCCCGGCTGGCTCTTACCATAGCGGTAAGGAAGGCGACGTAACCGCAATCCAACTGAACAAAGCGAACGACGCTCAGTACATCATCACGATGATCGAGCGGTACGAGAAGCAGATCGCACAGGCGTTCCTGCTGAACTCGACGCTCACTCGTAATGCAGAGCGCGTTACGGCTGAAGAGATCAGGATGCAGGCTAACGAGCTTGAGATGTCCGTTGGTGGCATCTACTCGCGACTTGCTTTGCAGTGGCAGTTGCCTACGGCGTACATCACGCTCGACCATATCAAGTTCAATGGTCTTTCGCAGGGCATCCAACCGAAGATCATCACAGGCATGGACAGTCTCTCTCGACAGGGAGAGATGGAGAACGTTGCGCAATGGCTAAGTGCACTCGGCTTGTTGAACACAGTGCCCGAAGATATTCGAGGCGTTATCAACCCGCTGAAGTTCGCTGCGTTCCTCGCAGACAACATGCAAGTGCAGTATCAGAAGTTCCTGTTCACTCAGGAAGAACTGCAACAGAGACAACAACAGCAGCAACAGATGCTCGCTGCACAAGAACAACAGAAAGCTGCCGGGACCGTTGCCGCAGAGGCCGGTAAGGTAGCAGTACAAGGACAGAATAACGGATGACGACTGAGCCGACCGCCACTGAGAAGGCGCTGGCTGCGCAGGGCGCGACCACTGATAACCTTGATGCTGGCGCTGCTGGCACCGCAGGCGCACCAGCGGCTCCCGCTGCGCCGTCTAACGAGCCTCCCGCGAAGAAGGAAGGCCGCGATGAAGAACACGGTTCACCAGAGCCCGCTGCCAAGCCTGACCCCGCTGCGGAAGCTGCGGCTAAGGAAGCGGCTGACAAGGCGGCGGCTGATAAAGCTCGAACTGAGAAGGAAGCTGCTGGACCGCTGAAGTCCTACAGCGCCTTCCCGGAGAGCCCGGCCGCGCAGGCGGCTGTGAACCTCCTGAAGGAGGCTGGCGTCGGGCCGAACGAGGCGAACGATTTCTTTGCCAAGGCAATCAAGTCGGGAGACCTGAACGACATCGACGTTGCGGGCCTTGAGGCTCGCCTCGGTAAGGATAAGGCTACGCTGGTTATGACCGGCGTTACGGCGCACTACACGAAGCTGGCTGATGCATCTGCTGCGACTGTCAAACAGACGCACGAAATCTTCGGCGGTGAGCAGAACTGGGATACCGTCAAGACTTGGGCACAGACGGCCGAGAAGGCTGACCCCGCACTCAAGACACAGATCGACGACATTCGAGGACTGCTGAATGAAGGCGGAGCGCGTGCGTCCGCTGGTGCACGTGAACTGCTGCGCCTGTACAATGCTTCACCTGAGACCAAGGGTCTCGGTACCAAGAAGCTCGTTGTCGGTGACGGCAACGGTCATGTGATCGGTGGACCTCTGAGCCGTGCGGACTACATCAACGAACTCAAGGCTGCGCACGGACGTAATGCCAAGCCTGTTGAGATCGCTGCCATCGACGCCCGGCGTCGTGCTGGCAAGGCTGCTGGCATCTAACACACTGATACCTACGGACTAACCGCTGTACCTCCCTAGTAGGAGATACAGCGGACTAGTCTGCATTTAATTCCCTAGGAGATATATTGTCTTACGAAATTCCCGGCCCCGATCTTTCTGACGTTGGGGTTGATCTACTCATTGACCAGTACGGCGGTGAGGTCGAGAGCCAGTTCAAGAAGTCATCGATCATGCGCCAGTACGCCAAGGTGCGTCCTGTGCGTGGTACTGACACTATCGTCAACAACCGTGTTGGCCGTACCTCGCTGAAGGCGCTGGTTGCTGGTGTCCGTCCAAAGGCTGAGCCGACCCCGTTCGGTAAGGTCTCGCTGACCGTCGATACGGTTGTGCTCGCTCGCGACAACCGCTCGATGCTGAACGAGCTTCAAATTCACTTCGACGCTCGTATGGAGCTTGCGCAGGATCACGGTAAGGAGCTTGGCTTCTTCTTCGATCAGGCGTTCATCATTCAGGCCATCAAGGGCTCGAATATGGCCGCGCCGGTTCTCGGTGACGGCACCCCGAACAAGCAGTCCATCGGTCCCGGCAAGCATGCTTCGCTGGTTACGGCTGGTGACGAACTTGATCCGGACAAGCTCGCTGCGGCGATCACCGGCATCATTGTCGAGATGGAAGAGAACGAAATCCCGGTTGAAGAACTGGTCGTCTTCGTTCGTCCGACCCTGTATCAGGTTCTCCTGAACAACGACAAACTGATCCGTCGCTCCTTCTCGGACGCCAATGGCGACTACGCGAAGGGCATCATCTACGAGATCAACGGTGCGCGCATCGTCAAGACCGCCCGCATTCCGCAGGCTGCGATCACCGGCCACTACCTGTCGAACGCTCAGAATGGCAATGCCTATGACGTGTCGGCTGCTGAAGCCAAGGTCGCTGCGGTCATCCTGCATCCGAAGTCGCTGCTCGCTGGCGAAACCATTCCGCTCACGAGCGACATCTGGTTCAACCGCGAAGAGAAGCAGTGGTTCATCGACAGCTTCCTCGCGTTCGGTGTGACGGTCAACCGTCCCGACGTGTGCGGAGCCGTCTACAAGGCGTAAGCCTTTCATCACTACCCCAATTGCCCTGTCGCTCGAAAGAGTGGCAGGGCTTTTTGCATTAGGTATAAAGTGGACCGAGCAACAATTATAAACTCAATGCTCTCTGTGGTTGGAGAGAGCGGCGTTAGCGCAGTCATTACCACGCACCCTTCGGTGCAGGCTGCTGCACGCATCCTTGACACAGAGGACATCGACTTCCAGCATATCGGCTGGTGGTTCAACCGCGAGTTCAATCTAACGCTGGTCCCTAATTCAGAGGGACGCATTACCGTTCCCGCCGCAGCGCTGGACATGCGCATCTCGGATGTCGCCTGCAAAGCTGATCCTCGTGAGAAGGCACGCTACGTTCGTCGCGGCAACTACGTGTACGATACGTTCAAACATACGAACGTGCTGAACACTAGCGTTGTCGTGGACATCGTTACGCGCCTCGCTATTGAAGACTTGCCTGCACAGGCTGCTAGCTATCTGCGGCACAAGGCTCGCGAGAAGATGTACGAGGACGACGACGGCGATACGTTCAAGAGCCAGAAGCTAGAGCAGGCCGTTATGATGGCGTGGCAGCAGTTGCGCGCTACCGAACTGAAGATGCTCGCTACGAACGCTCTGGACAATCCGACTGCCCGACTGTTGCAGTCTGGTATCCGTGGCGCTGCTGGCTCGCGTAACCCGAACCTCATTGGTGGATTGATCCGGTGAAGGTAGACGGTTCGTTAGGCTCGCTCCTACAGGGAGTGTCGCAGCAGCCGCCCCGAGATCGCTTCGACGGTCAGTGCACGCTTCAAGAGAACATGAGCGCTAACCCGGTGCACGGACTGATGCGCAGGCCGCCAACTGATCTTGTTGGATCATTAGGCAGCGCGACTACTGATCGAGGCTGGCACTACTTCCAAGCCAGAGATGGTAGGAAGTTCGTTGTGAACTTCCGGGATAACGCGGTGCAAGCGTACGACCTGAACTGCGTCGTGCAGACGATGGTGAACGACGCGGATGCTGTAGCGTACCTGAATGGTACCACGGCGATCCGCTGTGTAACCGACGACAAGGACAACACTGTAGTCGTCAACCCGACCGTCAAGACTGCAATGACTGCATCCGCCCCTGCGTACGACAATACGACTGATATTGGTGCAGCGGTGCTGCAAGTCCTTGGTGGAGAGTTCGGGCGCACGTATTCCATCAACATCAACGGTGTTCAAATCGCGTACTACCGTACGCCTGCCGGTTCTAATCCGGATGACCCGGCGTGGTCTACGACAGCGCAGATCACGAACCAACTAGTCTACGCGCTACAGAACACGTATGGTCCTGCTGCGCCTCCGGGCTACCCGGCTGGCGGCAGTGCCCCGGCTCTGTACGGTGTCTCTGCATGCGCAGGATGGTATATCCGTGTCGCTGACGACGTGATCTACCTCAAGAGCCCGTCAAGCTCGTTTACCATTACTGTCGGTGACGGTGCAGGCGGTGTGAACTTCAAGGTGTGTCAGACCAGCGTTACGAAGATCAGTGATCTCCCGCGCTTCGCTCCACACTACTACGCGGTTCGTATCGCTGAGCATACTGAGGCGTCGAAGGATACTTGGTACAAGTTCATCGTGTCTGATATAGACACTACGACGCTTCCGGACATCACTGCGTTCGGACGTGCAGGCTACTGGCGTGAAGCCGTGGCTCCCGGCACGAATACTGCATTCGACGCGAACACCATGCCGCACAAGCTCACGTACAACGGCGTGTGGTTTCAGTTCTCACGCGAGACATATGCTCCACGCGGCGTTGGCTCCGACGACAGCAACGCTCAGCCGTCGTTCGTCGGCAACACTATCAATGACGTGTCGATGTTCCAGAGCCGAGTAGTGTTCCTAACCGGCGCGAACGTCTGTATGTCCCGTACGAACCTGTACACGAACTTCTGGAAAGGCTCGACTACCGCGCTCGTTGATACTGACCGTATCGACGTGAACTCGACGGTGGATAGCTCGCAGATGATTTCTGCTGTG